CTCGAATTTTCCTCTCTCTATGAAAATTTGATAGAATTAGCCAGAGATAGTGATAGCTACACGAAAGCGACGCGCCTTAGTCGTTTCTCTGGCGATTTCTTATAAGGCATTTGCGAAAGGCGGCAAATAATGGAAGAAACATATAAGGTTTATGTTCATGTGTTCCCAAATGGGAAGAAGTATGTCGGGATAACGCGTCAGAAGTTGAACAGACGGTGGCGAAAAGGCCGTTCTTATTCATCAAACATAAGAATGACAAACGCCATCAATAAATATGGCTGGGATAATATAGAGCATATTGTCCTTTATTCAAATTTATCCGCTGCGGAGGCTGAAAGGATTGAAAAGGATCTGATTGCCGAGTGGAATCTGATGGATGAGCGGTACGGGTACAATTACGCAGAGGGCGGAAGCCATCCAAATCATTCTGACAGGACAAAAGAGAAGATTGGACAGAAATCTTTAGGCCGGAGACACACAAAAGAGTTCCGAGATTGGATAAGCCAGAAAAATTCAGGTTCAAATAACTTTATGTATGGCAAGCACCATACTGAAGAGACAAAAAGAAAAATCAGTGAAGCCAAAATTGGTGGAACTTCTGTAAACAAAGGTAAGTTTGGCAGTAATCATCCAAGCGCAAAAGGCGTAGTCGCAGTCAATCCAATTACAGGCGAAGATGTTATGGCGTTTGGGTCAATTATTGAGGCGGCTTCTTATATTGGCAAATATCCGTCCGGCATTCAGGGCGTCTTGCATGGCAAGCGAAGGACAAGCGGCGGTTATTTTTGGAGACGGGCCGATGGATGATTATATTCTGTGTTATTACCAGAAGATAAAGGACGGTTCCGTTTCTGCCGGACAATGGATACGACTTCTATACGAGTATGTTATACATGGCTTAGAATTAAAAGAGTTTAGGTTCGATCCTAAAAAAGCCGATAAAGCGATAAAATTCATCGAGACACAATGCAGACATTCCGAGGGCAAACTTGCCCCCGGTTTTTTAAAATTAGAGCTATGGCAAAAGGCTCTTATATCGTGCATTTTTGGTCTTGTTGATGAAGACGGTGCGAGGCATTTCCGAGAAGCATTCGTTGTTATTGGAAGAAAAAACGGGAAGACGCTTCTTGCATCAGCCATTATCGCATATATGCTTTATGGCGATGAGGAATATGGAGCAAAAGGTTACTGTGTTGCCCCAAAAGTAGCACAAGCAGATATTGTTTATAACGCTTTTTGGAGAACAGTTCTTTTAAACAATGAACTTGCGCCAAAAACAAGACACCGAAAGTCCGACATCTATATCGAGGAGACAAATTCTTCCCTCCAGAAGATCGCACTATCTGATCGGACTTCTGATGGATTTAATCCACATATATCTGTACAAGATGAGATCGCAGCATGGACTGGTGACAAAGGCTTAAAGGCTTATGAAGTTTTGAAATCAGGGGCCGGGGCAAGAGTACAGCCTCTCATGCTATCGATCACAACTTCCGGCTATGTTAATGACGGCCCTTACGACGAGCTGATCAAACGGTCAACTCGTTTTTTATTGGGCGATTCGAAAGAGAAACGCCTGCTGCCGTTCCTGTACATCATCGACGATGTGGAGAAGTGGAACGACATCAACGAGCTGCGGAAAAGCAACCCGAACCTCGGCGTGTCAGTCTCTGTTGACTACCTGCTGGAAGAGATCGCCATCGCGGAAGGGTCCCTGTCGAAGAAGGCAGAGTTCCTGACTAAGTATTGCAACATCAAGCAGAACAGCAGTCAGGCGTGGTTGTCAACGCAGGTGGTCGAGAAGGCCTCCGGACCGCAGCTGCATCTGGAAGACTTCCGTGGAAGCTACTGCGTCGGCGGCATCGACCTGTCTCAGACGCGAGACCTGACGGCCTGCAACGTTGTGATCGAGAAGGACGGCGAGCTGTACGTCTTCTGCAAGTTCTTCCTGCCGGCGGAGCGGATCGACGAGGCAACGGAACGGGATGGCGTACCGTACAACGCCTACGTCCAGCGCGGAATCCTGATCCCGTCCGGGGACAACTTCGTGGACTACCACGACTGCTTCAACTGGTTCCGGAGCCTGGTCGAGGAATACGAGATCCTGCCACTACAAATCGGTTATGACCGATACTCCGCACAGTACCTTGTGCAGGACATGGAGCAGTACGGGTTCCACATGGATGACGTTTACCAAGGCGAGAACCTGTATCCGGTCATTCAGGAGATGCAGGGCCTTCTGGAAGACGGCGTGATACACATCGGAGACAACGATCTCCTGAAGATGCACTTGCTCAACAGTGCGATAAAGATGAGCAACGAACGAGGCCGGGGCAAGCTGGTCAAAGTAAACTCGACGCTACACATCGACGGATGCGCCGCGCTTCTGGATGCGCTGACGGTCCGGCAGAAGTGGTACGGCGAGATCGGACAGCAACTGAGGAATTAACATGGGACTTTTTGAAACGTTATTTAAGAACAGACCGAAGGAACCAAAGGACTATCAGGGCATCTTCAAGCTCCTGAACGCCTACACTCCGCGATTCACCTCGTGGGGTGGATCCATTTATGAGTCGGAGCTTGTCCGGGCGGCGATCAATGCGAGGGCCGTCCATGTGTCGAAGCTCGATGTCCAGTTCCAGGGCGCAGCACGTCCGGCACTCCAGAGGAAACTCAAGGCGGCACCGAACCAGTTCCAGACATGGAGCCAGTTCCTGTATCGGCTGGACACTCTGCTCGATGTCCACAACACAGCCTTCATCATTCCGATCTGGGATGAGTACGGCGAGCCGTCCGGGATCTACGCTCCGCTTCCGCATCGGTGCGAGGTGGTGCAGTACGGCACAAAAAAGGTGCCATTCCTGCGCTACGAGTTCGCCTGGGGAGAAAAGGCAGCGGTCGAGCTGGAGTACTGCGGCATCATGACCAAGTTCCAGTACAAGGACGACCTGTTCGGGGAGAACAACCACGCTCTGTTCCCGACGATGGACCTGATCAACATCCAGAACCAGGGCATCGAGGAAGGCGTGAAGAGTTCGGCGACATACCGCTTCATGGCACAGCTCGGAAACTTCGCGAAAGCTGAAGACCTGGCGAAAGAGCGGCAGCGGTTCAGTGCGGAGAACTTCGCGAGGGACGCACAGGGCGGCGGCCTCCTCTTGTTCCCGAACACCTACCAGAACATCCAGCAGGTGAAGTCGTCTCCGTTTGTGGTCGATGCTGACCAGATGAAGGCGATCAAGGACAACGTGTACCAGTACTTCGGCGTGAACGAGGACATATTGACCAACAAGTTCAACGCGGATACCTGGTCAGCGTTCTACGAGGGCGCAATCGAACCGTTCGCCATCCAGTTCAGCGAGGTCATGACGAAGATGCTGTTCACGATCCGGGAGCAGACGCAGGGGAACCTCGTCATCGCGACATCGAACCGGATCCAGTACATGAGCAACAGCGACAAGCTGAACGTTTCGGCGCAGATGCTTGATCGCGGAATCATGTCGATCAACGACGTGCGCCAGATTTGGAACCTGCCGCCGATTGAAGGCGGTGACACGAGGATCATCCGAGGCGAGTATTACAACGCTGACGAAAAAGTACAAGGAGAAGAAACCAATGACGAAGGAAATCAGGGCGTTTGATTTTGAAGTCCGTGCCGACAACACCGAGGAGCACGGAAACACCATAACCGGCATCCCAATCGTCTACGGACAGCGGACAGACCTGGGATGGCACGACGAAATCATTGAAGAAGGCGCACTTACCGAGACAGATCTCCGGGACGTGCGTTTTTTAGTTAACCACAACGTGGACATGATTCCGCTTGCGCGGAGTCGCAACAACAACGCCAACAGCACCATGCAGATGTCTGTTGACGAGAACGGCATGGCGATCCGGGTTGATCTTGACACGGAGAACAACGCCGATGCCAGGAGCCTGTACTCTGCCGTAGAACGTGGGGATATTTCCGGAATGTCCTTCATGTTCACGGTTGATAAGGATAGCTGGGACGACCTTGAGAGCGAACATCCGACAAGACACATCCGGTCAATCGGGAAAGTCTTCGAAGTGTCTGCTGTCACGTTCCCGGCATATAGTCAGACGTCAATCACTGCGAGAGGCCTTTCCGAAACACTGGAGGGTGCGAGGGAATCACTGGAGAGTGCAAAAGCCGAGCGGAGAGAGATCGAAAGACGCAAACAAAAAATCCGCATATTAACGGAGGTTTAACTCATGGAACTGAAAGAAATGGAAATGGAACAGCTGATCGAGCGCAGGTCCGCAATCGCGACCGAAATCGACGCTCCCGAAGCTGACCTGGATGCTCTGGAAAGTGAAGCCAGGGCGATCAATGAAGAGATCGAAGCCAGGAAACAGGCTGAAGCTCAGAAGGCCGAGATCCGTGCGGCAGTTGCTGACGGTGCCGGCGAAGTTACCGAAACCATTGTTGAAGAAAAGAGGGAAAAGAAAATGAGTGACATCGAAATCAGAAACTCTGCTGAATACATTGACGCTTATGCAGAATACATCAAAACCGGCGATGACACCGAATGCCGCGCTCTGTTGACCGAAAACGTCAGCGGAACCGTCGCTGTCCCGGAACTGGTCTATGACATTGTTAAGACCGCATGGCAGCGTGAAGGCATCATGAGCCGTGTTCGTAAATCCTACCTTAAAGGCAACCTGAAGGTCCAGTTCGAGATCTCCGCGACCGACGCCCACAAGCACACTGAAGGATCCGGCGAAGTCTCCGAAGAAACTCTGGTCCTTGGTATTGTCAACCTTGTGCCGGTCTCCATCAAGAAATGGATCTCCATCTCTGATGAAGCTCTCGACCTGCGTGGCGAAGCGTTCCTCAACTACATCTACGACGAACTTGCCTACAAGATCGCGAAGAAAGCGGCGGACGAACTTGTTGCGGCGATCAAAGCCTGCGGCACTGTCTCAACTACCACTTGCCCGTCTGTCCAGGTTCTGGCTGGCGAAACTCTTGGTGTTGGCACCATCGCGAAAGCTCTCGGCAAACTGTCTGACGAAGCAAACGATCCGGTCGTCATCATCAACAAGGCTACCTGGTCCGCGTTCAAGGCGGCGCAGTATGCTGGCTCCTTCAGCGTAGATCCGTTCGAAGGTCTGCCGGTTGTGTTTAACAACACCATTACTGCTTACAGCGCAGCGTCCACTGGCGACACCTACGCCATCGTAGGCGACTTGGGTCACGGCGCACTTGCGAACTTCCCGGCCGGCGAAGGCATCAGCTTCAAGTTCGATGACATTTCCCTGGCTACCAGCGACCTGGTCAAGATCATTGGCCGGCAGTACATCGCGGAAGGCGTTGTCGCAGCGGATGCGTTCGTAAAGATCAACAAATAAGACAAATTGCAGCAGTCGTTAAGTGACGAAGGGAGGCCGTCATGAAGATACTCATAGCTGTTCCAAGTATGGACCAGGTTCCTGTTCAATTCACGCAGTCGCTCTCCATGTTGTACCGGGTGGGCGACTGTAGTGTTGCTTTTCAGGTCGGTAGTTTGATCTATACCAGCCGGAATCATCTGGCCGGGATCGCTATCGAACAGCAATACGACTACGTCATGTGGTTCGACTCCGACATGGTGTTCCAGCCAGACACACTGCAAAGGATGATGGATCTGATGCAGAAGAATGACTACGACATCCTGACGGGGTTGTACTTCCGGAGGGTGTATCCGTTCAAGCCGGTTTTGTTCTCAAGGCTGGAGCCGACGGACACTGGATGGGAGTGGGACGAACCTGACACGATTCCTGATGAACCGTTTGAGCTTGCAGGGTGCGGCTTCGGCTGCGTCCTGATGAAGACGGACGTGCTGATGGACGTTCAGGCGAAGTACAACGACATGTTCGGGCCGATCAAAGGCATGGGCGAGGACCTGAGCTTCTGCTGGAGGGCGACCGAGTGCGGATACAAGGTGATTTGTGATCCGAGTATTTCACTTGGTCATGTTGGCCACATGGTGGTTGACAGACAGTTCTATGAGACGATTGCCGGCCAGATAAAGAAAGAGGTTAAGGATGCGTGAAAAGGTAAAAATGGCACTCCGGGTCGTGACAAGTGCATACGATGACGAAATAGACCTGTTGATCGCTGCGGCGAAGCAGGACCTGGGGATTGCCGGCGTGGTTCTTCCTGCGGAACTGGATGAAATCGCACAGCTGGCGGTGATCACTTACTGCCGGATGCACTTCGGGTCTCCGGAAGAGTACGACCGTTTGAAGGCATCCTATGACGAGCAGAAGGCACAGCTTTCTACTGCTACGGGGTACACGGTATGGACAGAAGCGACATCATCGACCTGATCAACCAGACGATGGACAAGGACGACTATGGGGTCTGGGAAGCTACGGAGACAAAGCGGACAGTGTTCTGCCGGGTCGACAGCGTGACGGCTTCCGAGTTTTTCGACGGAGGACGGAACGGGCTGAATCCTGAGTACAGATTCACCATGTTCGGACCTGACTATCAGGGCGAGAAGGTTATTGAATATGCCGGCGAACGTTTTGCCGTGTACCGGACGTACAAGGCGAAGAACGATCAAATCGAACTGTACGTTGAGCGGAAAGGCGGTACCAATGGCTAACAGTGTTGGTCTGGATAAGTTTGCGCTTGAGATCGAAAAGATTTTGGAGGAATACCAGGATCAGATTGATGAAGGAATCGCAGATGCCGTCGAGGCTGTGACGAAGGCAGGTGTCAAGGCTGTCAAGGCTGCGGCAAGGTCGAACTTCAAAAAAGGTAAGGGCCAATATTCAAGCGGTTGGACATCAAAAGTGGAAAAAGGTCGACTGGAGACAACAGGGTTTATTTACAACGGAAAGGTTCCCGGCTTGCCTCATCTGCTGGAACATGGACACGCTGGCCGTAATGGCACAAGAGTCGGAGCGACAGAAGGCCGTGAGCATATCAAACAGGTTGAAGAAATGGTCAACAAGGAATTTGAGCAGAAGGTGGTGAGATCAATTTGACCTACAAAGAAATAGACACAATGGTTGGGGTGATTGGTCTTCCGTATGCCTACTACCAATTCACGAAGACCGAACAACATCCACCCTTTATCTGCTGGTTTTTGGAAGGCATCGAAGATCTGTACGGAGACAACACCAACTACCAGCGCATCGTCAACTTAACGATTGAGTTCTACTCCGACGAGAAGGACTTCACCAACGAGGCCGCCATAGAGTCGCAACTGACTCGAAGCGGTCTCACTTATTCCAAAGAAGAATCCTACATTGACACAGAAAAGATGCACATGACCGTGTATCAAATGGAGGTTGTAATTAATGGCGAACAAAGTTAAATACGGCCTGAAAAATGTGTACTACGCGAAAGCGTACATCGACTCCAACAATGTGGCGACATACGACGCTCCGGTCGCATGGCCGGGCGCTGTTAACCTGTCGCTCTCTGCGGAAGGCGATACCACTAAATTCAGGGCCGACAATATCGACTACTGGGTAGGCCAGTCCAACAACGGTTACAGCGGCGACTTCGAATCCGCGCTGATCCCTGACACGTTCAAAAAGACCATCCTTGGTTACATTGAGGGAACCGGCAACATCCTGATCGAAGATGCTCAGGCTAAGACACAGCCGTTCGCGTTGATGTTCCAGTTCGACGGCGACGAAAAAGACACCAGGCACGTTTTCTATAACGTCACCTGCACACGTCCGACTGTTTCCGGCCAGACCACTGCTGAAACCATCGAACCGCAGACCGAGACTGTTACGTTCACGGCGGTTGCTATCCACAACTCCGCTCTGAACAAGGACATCGTCAAGGCGTCCGCTCCGGAGACCACTTCCGGCGCGTACACGACCTGGTTTACCAGCGTTTACACGAACATCACAACGGCATAAGCAGCTGAAAAGGGGGACTCATGTACAAGGAAATTAAAGTCGGGGACAAACAGGTGCCAATGCTGGCAAACGCAGCGACACCGATTCGGTTCAAGCAGGTGTTCGGGAAGAATCTCCTGAAGTACTTCATCGGCGAAGAACCGCAGGAAGAAATGGTCGCTATGGCAAGCGAGCTTGCTTATATCTTGGCGAAGGCCGGCGAGAGTGCAGACATGAACAAGCTGGGCATCGACGATTATATCGAGTGGCTTGAGCAGTTCGATGCTATGGCGTTCGTAAACATTGATGTCGTGTCAGAGATCATGAGTCTCTATCAGGGCAGCATGGACGGAGACAGCCAGGCAAAAAAAGGACAAGGCCGACCGAAAGGGAAATGACAGTCGGCCTGTATATGTTGAGGTGTTTCCAGACCGGCCTTCACATGGCTGATCTGGAGACACTGAACTATGGTGATGTGATCGACATGATGACGGAAACCATGAATGATGGGTACGAGTATAAACAGGTAGCGACCCAGGAAGATTTCGACAGGTTCTAAGAATGGCTTACGATCGTATCAAGGGAATTACAATTAAAATCGGCGGCGACACGACAGAACTGTCCCGTTCGCTCGAAAACGTCAATAGAGACCTTAAAAACGCTCAAATCTCGCTGAGAGATATTGATAAGCTCCTGAAGCTCGACCCGACCAATGTTGAACTGCTCCGGCAGAAGCAGCAGTATCTGAACACAGCAATAGATTCGACGAAGGAAAAGCTGGCGAAAGAGAAAGAAGCTCTGGAGCAGCTGAAGAACTCGGAAGGCTTCGACAAAAACTCCGAACAGGCGAAAGCTCTGGAACGGCAGATCACAGCTGATGAACAGGCACTGAAAAAACTCGAAACACAGGCAAAGCAGTTCGGAAGTGTAGGCGTACAGCAGTTCAAAGCAGTCGGAGAAAAGGTTCAAGCGGTCGGCCAGAAGATGGGGCAGATCGGCAGGAGCATGACCGTAAGGGTCACTGCCCCGATTGTTGGTGCTTTTACTATTGCCAGTAATAGCGCATCTGACTACGAAGAAAACCTCAACAAGATTGATACAGCTTTCGGGTCTCACGCTGATACTGTCAAGGCATGGGCAGAAACAGCTACGGAGCAGTTCGGCCTGTCAAAGGTTGCAGCAACCGAAGCGGCTTCTGGCTTTGGTGCGCTGGCAAAGGGCATCGGTCTGGCAGAAGATGTGGCTGCTGAAGTTTCTATAGAGCTTTCTGGATTGACATCTGACTTATCCTCCTACTTCAACGTCGGGACTGATGAATCAGCAAAAGCTCTTGAGGGAATCTTCACCGGCGAAGCTGAAGCACTGAAAAAGTTCGGCGTAGTAATGACCGAAACAAACCTGAAACAGTTCGCTGAAGACCAGGGCCTTGTATGGCAGGAACTTGATCAGACAGAAAAAACGATGGTCAGGTACCAATATGTCCTTGAGAAAACGAAAGATGCCCAGGGCGACTATGCAAGGACGTCCGATGGAACAGCTAACAGTTTGAGGACATTCAAGGCGACTGTCGAGAACCTGTCAACAGCTCTCGGCCAGCAACTTCTGCCAATTATTACTCCGCGCATTCAGAAATTGACGGATATTGTGAATAAGTTTGCAAATCTGTCCCCTGCAATGCAGGAAATAATTGTAAAAATTGGGTTAGTGGCTGCGGCAATTGGCCCGATCCTGTTGATTCTGGGTCCGATTTTGAGCGGTGTCGGTAGCATTATCAAAATTATTGGCGTACTCAAAGGGGCAATTATAGCCGCTGGTGGTCTTGTCCCTGCTCTGACTGCATTGGAGACAGCTTGCGCTCCGTTCCTGATTGGCGGTGCGATTATAGCCGGAATCATTGCAGCTGGGTATTACGTCTATAACCATTGGGAAGAATTAAAACAGTGGGCAACAGCGCTGAAAGACTGGCTGACGCAGAAGTGGACCGAGATCAAGACAAACGTGACCAACAAGATCACGGAGCTGAAGACACAAACGACTGAGAAGTTCGAGCAAATAAAAAACAACGTCACCAGCAAGGTTGAGTCGATCAAGTCTGAAGTGACAAACAAGTTCGAGGCGATCAGGTCGGCGATTTCAGACAAAATTAATGCTGCAAAGGACGCAGTACACAATGCGATTGAAGCCATGAAGGGGTTCTTTAACTTCCACTGGGAGCTTCCGCATATTTCACTTCCACACTTCTCTGTGTCCGGATCCGCAAATCCTCTCGACTGGCTGACAGAAGGCGTACCGCATATCAGTGTTGAGTGGTACCGGAAGGCCTACGACAACCCGGTCATGTTCACTTCGCCGACTGTTCTCCAGACGGCAGCAGGCATGAAGGGGTTCGGCGATGGATCCGGAGCGGAGATCGTCATGGGTCTGAACAAGCTCCGGGAGCTGGTCGGGTCTGGCGGCGACAACATCGAAATCAATGTTTACGGCGCACAGGGTCAGGACGTAACCGCTCTGGCCTACGAGGTCGAACGGGTTCTGGTCCGGGCGCAGAAAAGCAGATCGGCGGTGTTTGCATGATCAATTACTTAACTTATGACGGAAAGAATCTCCGGGAGTTCGGACTGTATGTCAACGGGACGTATACGTTCAGTGCTCCGGAGCGAAGTATAGAACGGGTCGTGGTTCCAGGGAGATCCGGGACGCTGACCATTGACAACAAGCGGTTTGAAAACTTCGAACTGCGGTATGCAGCGTTCATCATTCGGGATTTCCCGGTGAACATCGAAGGCCTGCGGAACTGGCTGTTGATGAAGGCTGGATACCGACGCCTGGAAGAGACCTACCATCCGGACGAGTACAGGCTGGCGCGGTTCGTGTCAAAACTTGACGTTGAAGCAACTGCGCTCATGCGCGAGGGCAAATTCACACTGACCTTTGACTGTATGCCGCAACGGTTCCTGAAATCCGGAGAGATGCCGGTGGAATATTCCGCTGACGGAACGATATTCAACACCACGCTCCAGATCGCGAAGCCTTTCCTCCGGGTGTGGGGCAACGGCACGGTCGGTATCGGGGACGCAACGCTGACGATCTCCGGCGTGACAGATCCCTACATCGACATCGACTGCGAGAGCATGGACGCATACTACGGGGCGATCAACCGGAACAACAAGATCTCCGGCACGTTCCCGGTCTTGGAGCCGGGGGCAAACGGGGTCGATCTTGGAGCCGGAATCACTAAGGTACAGATCACGCCTCGCTGGTGGATTATATGATTCCTATTCTGTTTGAATCAACAGCAACTTCATTTTTAACGAACGGCATTGGGCGGTTGTCTGATGCCGTTTCTTGCATTGTTACGGAAGAGCGGAACGGTGTCTTCGAGCTGGAGATGCAGTACCCGGAGACGGGCATCCACTACTCCGACCTGGAACTGTTCCGCATCGTCTACGCAATCCCAGCGGACGGCAAGAGCGGACAGCCGTTTGAAATTTACGAGATCAGTAAACCGCTCAACGGCATCGTCACTGTCCGGGCGTGGCACATTTCCTACGCCTTGAACAGGATCGTGGTCAAACCGTTCACGGCGGTGTCCTGCACGGCGGCACTTTCGAGCCTCGTCACCAACTCCACGACTAACAACCCGTTCACGTTCAATACGGACAAGAACGTTTCCGCGACATTCACCGTCAAGGTACCGTCAGCACTTCGGAGCCTGCTTGGTGGACAGGCCGGGTCGATCCTGGACGTGTACGGCAAGGGTGAATACGAGTGGGACAAGTTCACAGTCAACTTCTGGACAAACCGTGGCGTGGACAACGGGGTCACGATCAGGTACGGGAAGAATTTGACCGAGCTGACAGCGGATTCCGATATGGAAAACGTCTACACCGGCATTGTTCCGTACTACTGGAACGAGGAGACCGGGCAGCTGGTCACGACCACCAACATCGTCGAGTGGAGCACCCACCGTGGCGACTATCCGCATGACCTTGTCAAGCCGGTCGACCTGTCCAGCAAGTGGACGAACGAGACCCCGACCAAGAACCAGCTGAAGGCCGCTGCGGATGCCTACATCGAAGCGAACCCCGGCTGGGAACTGAACACGAACCTCCGGGTGTCCTTCGTTGCGCTGGCCGACACGGAAGAGTACAAGGACGTTGCCGCGCTCCAGCGTGTGAACCTCTGCGACACCGTGACGATCATCCACGAAGGCCTCGGTGTGACGGCGACCGCGAAGGTAGTTCGGACGGTCTACGATGTCCTGTTGGAACGGTACAACGAGATCGAGCTTGGCACGACATCGACAAGCCTCGGACAGGCGATATCGGAACAGATCCTGGAAGAAGTCCCGACCACGTCCGATATGCAACGGGCAATCGCGAACGGCACGGCACTGATCTCCGGGAACAGCGGCGGATATGTCGTCCTGAAGCGGAACGCGAACGGGGAGCCGGAAGAACTGCTGATCATGGACACGCCGGACATCCTGACGGCGCAGAACGTGTGGCGGTTCAACAACAGCGGTCTGGGGTTCTCCTCAACCGGGTACGGCGGCACCTACTCGACCGCATGGACAATTGACGGCACATTCTATGCTAACT